CTCTCTCAACCCTCCAAAATGCCTTGCCAAGGTTGGAGCGTTCCAGCCCTAGCATGCAAGACCGGATCGAAACTCGCGCAAGTCGAAGGCTCCGGTTGCCATGGCTGCTATGCGCTAAAGGGCTTTTATCGCATGCCCAACGTCCAGAGAACCTTGCAAGCACGCTTGGCGCTAATGGAGTCGCCCGAATGGGTTCCTGCTATGATCGAGAAGATCCGCAGCACAGAGAAAAGCGGATACTTTCGCTGGTTCGATAGCGGCGACCTTCAGAGCATCAAAACGCTCAAGGCAATCGTCCGCATTGCCATTGCATTGCCAGAGATTCGCTTTTGGCTCCCCACGAAGGAATACGGCATCGTCAGCGAATACGTTGAATTGTTCGGCTCATTCCCTTCAAACCTTACGGTGCGTCTTTCCGCTTACATGATCGACAAAGCGGGCCCCAACAGCCTAGCAGAGAACCTCGGCGTGACCACAAGCGAAGTATCCTCCACAAGCGGAACGTGTCCAGCGCCAGCACAAGGCAACAAATGCGGCGATTGTCGCGCATGCTGGAACAAAGATGTTCAGACTGTCGTTTACCGCCTTCACTAGCCCCACAAGCGCCCCTAGGTTTCGCGCCTGGGGGCTTTTCTTTGCCTTCGCGTTGGCGCTTTTGCGTGACGTGACGTGACGCTGCGCCATACTGCGCACCAGCACACCCATGCGGCGGCGGCTCCGTGTCGCCCAGGTGCGTTTCGGCTTTGGCTTTCCCCAGGCAAAAACCTTTTTTGAAATTTGATTTTAGAAAACCAATTTTGATTTTGAAATTACCAATACCATTTTGATTTTGAAATCTGGAATCAGAAAAGCAAATTTGATTTCAGATAAGCAAAACCAAAAACAAAAACACATATGACAATCATCAACCTACTACCCTACGTTCGCGAGACTCGCCGTTACGGCGTTACTTACGTCCACACCGCCGTGCGCAAAGCCGTGCACGGCTGGGACGGTCTCACTGGCACCCTGGACGGTCGCCCAGTGCGCGTCACTTACTGCGGCTGGGGTCGCTCGCTTCAGACTGCGCGTGGCCACAAGTACAAAGCGCACCTGCGCTACGTCGATAACGACAAGCCAGTGCCCACTAAGCTGATCGATCGGGTGCAACCTGCTCCGCTCTGCGCCTATTGTTCCGGGCATCCAATGCCATATCATCCGATGATAGGGTGCACTTGTGGCGTGTCGGACGCTGAATTCAATGCAATGTGGAGCGCCATCGCGGACTAACCCAACCCAACCCATGAAAGACAAAGCACTCCTCTACAGAGTCGAAAACACCTGGACGCTTGAATGTCTGTGGCCGAGACAGCTTATTCGGCACTTCACCTCGGCCAAGGAGGCCCGCTTATGGGCAAACCAGCGCCATATTACCGTGAGGCGCGTAGCGAACTGCGACAGCTAATTCAACCCAACCCAACCCAACATCATGACAAAAACAGCGAGTATTACATTTATGGGGTGCGCTGAGGAGCGTATGCCAACACACAAAGCCGTTGCACTTTTCCGCGCAGCCAGATTCTTGGACGAGCCATGCACGTTAATCGCAAACGGTAAGACTAGTCAATTCCGCGACATAGCAAGGCCGGATAGGTTGACGAGCCAAGAGGAAGTTAAGGCAGCAAATCGAATCTTTTGCTGGCAAACGCTCGCTAAAATCGACGAGCTTATTGAGGGCGCGGGGTTGTTTGATGACGAAAAAACAGACCCGTGCATTCAACTGGGAGATTATTACATCGCCCCAGATTTTAAAATGAACGTATATCGCACCAAGGCTGAAAGGTGGCTTCTTTTGGATGGTCAGGGTGAGTGCGTCAAAGAAAATCTAATCACAAGCCAAGCCATTGAAGATCTTTTGGTGCTGAATTATCGTCGAGAATTGAAGTCTAAACTCTAATTCGACCCCACTCCACGCACCTCACGCGCAACCCGGCGCAGACTAGCCAGCAGCATCGCCAGTTGCTTGGCCAACCTTACCTCGCGCACATGTGCTAGCTCATACATTGCCCGCCATTTAGCGGCCTCATTAGCATAGAACTCCGCTTCCTCTTCTAGAGCTTCGCAGTCCTCGCACATTGCAAGTCGTTCTCTAAGAGCGCGATGCGCACATGCTGCGCTTGGATGATGCGCCAATACCGCTCGGTAAGATCGCGCAGGTCGTGTACCTCATTGGCCAAGTCAATCCCGTTCGGTAAAACCAAATTTAAATTTTGAATTTGAGATTTGATTTTGAAATTTGAAATTTGATTTTCAATTTCGGATTTGGAATTTGAAATTTGATTTTTGAAGTCCACCTTGAAATTTAGAAGTTGAATGTCTGATTTACAAGGTAGACCAGCCATCGCATCACTCGTTTTCAATCGTTCCAACATGATCGTCTTGTGCTTTCGGCGGCTTAAGGGCCGCCATGAAAGCGGCAGAGATGTCGTTGTTCGTGTGCAGATGCACATGCTGGTGCAACTGATCCGGGACACGGTTCTTCTCTAGGTTAGCATACTTGTCCAATGTGATCCCCAGGGCTAGCACAGCATCCTTGGCGCTCATCTCCGGCATAAGCTCCATGACTCGCTGGGCGGCGCCGTCGATCACCGATTGTAGCTTGGCCTTCAGGTTCGTGTTGAAGTACGCATTGCGGAACTGCGAGTCCATGTCGAGCGCACTCACCTTGATCTCATCCACACTCCGCTCGCTGATCCCGAGCTGCATGGCTATCGCACGGCTATGCTGCCCGGTGATGAACAGATCGAGCACCTTCTTTTGTATCTCCGGCGGTATACCCGCAAGCGCCCCTTGTCCGTTGACCTTTTCCATGACTACGCCTGGCACATGCTTCTCTATCTTCACGCCAGAAAGCCCGGCTAGTTGCCTAGCACGGGACTCTGGTGACCGATAGACTGCGTTGCGCTTCTTGCGCTTGGGGTTGTCACTCATTCTCGTTCGCTCATAAAGGACAAGTCTTCCGCCGTAATACCGTGGATCTCGCCGAATGCGCTCTCCTTGATGGCTTGGAGCTGCATGTAGTAGTGGTCAGCCTTAAGCGCAATCTTAAGCTGGATGTCAGCTTCAATTTCACGTTCCTTTTTCAAAATTTGAATTTCGGATTTCAATCTTGAAATCTCCTCCTCGGCCTGAAGCAAGAGCATCTCGGCGGCGATAGCGTTCTCTGGTGTCATTTTTGTATTTCATTCTTAAGCTGCTCAATCATTGCTGCCTGTGCGCTGTTCTCAAGACGCAAGTCATGGATGTCCTCCATAAACCGATTGGTCAGCATTCGCCCATAGCGGATGATTGCGTCCTTTTCCCATTCATCTAGCTCAACGCCATCGCAGGCCAAGCCAGCTTCAATCCAATAAATCTCTTCGTCTGGTGTCATCGTTGTTTAATATACTCTACTCCTGCTGCGTCGAGAAGCGCATACAACCGCAGCGCCTCCCGTTTCCATGATGTCTTTACCGGCGGCACCGGCACGCCAGCCAACACCTTCAGCTTGTTTATCGTGCCAGCACCAATGCCGTACACGCTCTTGGGTGTCGTGAACGACCAGCGTAAGTCCTGCATGTTACTGATGTTGAGCAACTCAATGTACCGCGCCATCTTGAAGTCAAGGGGCGCAATCCCGCACCGAGCTTCAACCCGGCGTATCCATAGCTGACGTTTATTCATTGCTGCCATATTTCTTTAGCTCGTGTAGCAGGATGTGCTTGAACGTCTCACTGCCGTCGTTGATCAGCGTGAAGTCCGGGTTAATCTGCTCTTGTTCGGTCTCCGAAACATGATCCATCGGGTCTACGCCGAATCGCCTGACACGGATAACAATCCCGCCATGCTCACGGATAGCCGCAGCCTCGTTGAGGAAGCGCACGTCGTCGATGACGAGCAGTCTGTCTGGCGGCATGAAGCTCACCCACAACTGCGGGTTATATGCTCGGCCTGCCATGCCTAAGTCTTGCAAGAGCTTGCGTCCACGCTCGTCCTTCTCGCCATCCCAGCCCATATAACAGCCAGCCAGTCGTTTAATCTCGTGCGCAAACGAGAACAGTCGGTAGGCAGGATAACACTCCCGAACGACCGAGGCTGCGTAGCTTTTGCCTGAGCCGGATAGCCCAGTGAAACCGATGATCTTTGTGCGGAGGATCATTTCGCCTCCTTCGTTGTCAGCTTGTACGCCTCCGCCAGCACAAGGTCAGCGTCTAGCAGTGCAGCCCGGTCGTTGGCAAACGCCGAGTGAGCGTCGTAGTGCCGTAGCAAGCAATGCTTAAGCTGCTCGATAGCGGACGCAGCCTGGGCCAAAACGTGCCTGTACATGATTAGTTCGTTTGCGTCCATTAGTTGTACTTGTGCCACTTGTTATTTTGGTTGATCCCCATGCGACGAAGCGCAGTTCGGGGCTCGTAGCCGATGCCAATGAGCGCATCAACCATCTCCTCGTCTGAAGGCCACACTTCCTTGCGGAAAGTGAAAGGATGTGCTCTGATCCACATGTCTAGGTCAGGCCACCGGTCCGGCACCGTCTTGTCCGCAAAGTAATCCCACCACACAATCTGCGCCACAAACACCTGCATCCGTGTTGGCAGTTCCATGATTCTGTTGCGCCACTCCCGGGGATCGATCTTGCGCAAGCGCGCTACCCAGCCGTTCGATTGTCTCTGTCTTTGTCTTGTTCTCATCTTTTAGTCGTTTATTTTCTTGTGTTAACACATGGATCTTCTCCATGAGGTTGTCGATTAGTTGAGCACTCATTCTCTGTCGAGGATTAGACTCAGGGCCAAAGCTATGATGCTCAACACAGCAATAGCAACCTGAATTTTAGGTGGGTTCTTCATTCTTGTTCTCTTTAGCGTCGCAGTCTTCGCAGATCCAGTCATCAAACAAATCTTGCGTAAGCCAAATCCCACAGTCCGGGCATGTGGGCAGCTCTGCCAGCGGGTCGCTATCACCAGGGTAACCTGTGCTGATCATTTGCTGTCCTCCCATTTGTGTAATGTCCGAAGGAACGCCTCTGCCCGTTGCCGAGCGGTTGCCCTGAAATACCATTGGTCTTCCCAATTTCTTTCAATCTGGCGAGCCATTATCCAAAGCTGATCTTCTGTCAGCGTAGCCTCCGCCTCATGCATGGCGTTGAGGTCGTTGCAAAAGTCCATCATTCGCCGTGTATCAGAACTGTATGGGTGATCCCATAAGCCCGTTACTTCTGTGATCCGCTCGTTAATTTGTTCGTCAGTCATTTGCCCCTCCATTCTTGCATTGCCGATACCGCAAACGCTGCACTGGCCCAAAATAGGATGAGCAATACAATGGCCTCCCATAGCTCTTCAGCGAAGTAAGCGATGGCCAGTCCGTCAAAGACGGCGAGAGTAGCAAAGCCCCACAAGTACGGGATGGCTTTGTTTGAGTTGTCAGGTTCAATCTTCATATATGCTTGGTAGTGTTTGATTTTATTCATTATGGAATGTAGCGGTTTTGCCTGTAAAGCGTAAGTTTGCGCTCACGCCGCACGGGCCGTTTCGTTGGATGGGTATGCCAACCTCGCGGAACTCTGCGTCATCAGAGAGCTTCACAACCATCACGGCTGTAGCGTCTTGCCCGATTGCACGACTTTCGCGAGCTTTACCCTGCTCATTTAGTTGCGTAATGCTGATCACAAGGCAACCTAATTCGATGCCAAGTAGTCGCAGGCTCCGGCTGACCTCGGCGACTTCACGCTCACGGCTGCTATCCTTGCCCAAGTCGCACCTGACAAGCTGGATGTAATCCACGAACAGCACGCCGAGGCCGTCCGGCGACTTCGCCATAGCCCGTGCAGTGGCGCAGATGTTGGCTATGTCGTACAGATCGTCCCGCACCACCAAACGGCTGTTATTGAGCTTCTGGATGGCACTATGGACGCCTCGTATGTCACGCTCATGCTTCGCACCTTCAGCGAGCACACGCAGGCTGACGTTGCCTAACCGAGCGACAAGCCGGTCAATGATCTGGTTAGCTGGCATCTCAAGCGAGATGACGAGTATTCCTTTGTTCATCGCGTTCCATTGCCTGGCCTTGCAGACGTGTGACTGTGCTGGCCCGTGTACGGCTCAAGCAGATACTTCACCTCGATAAGATCCGTCGATTGGTTCTCGGGCAGAAGCATAAGCGCTTCCATCTTCGAGCCTAGTGCGTCCTTCGGGCCGATACAGATGACGTCCTGCGTCTTCTTTGGCCGTGGCAGCTCCACGTTTTGCAGCACATTAGTGCGGCGGATGAGTACCCAGTCGCTCATGCTTCCTCCCATCTTCTTGGCAACATGACGCGCATCGTTGGTGGACCGGGCCACACGTCTTGATCGAGGCACAGCTTGTACTGCGACAACGTCACGTCGAGTTGCTGGTTAGCAATGTCGATGAGTTCCGTGGACGCTTTCACCCACTGACTCAAGTGAGGTGCTTGCATATCGACAACTAGGAAGTAGAAGTCGATGTCCTCTTGGCCAGTGATCTGCTCAAGGCCGTAGGTGTACCAAGCGGCCTGCTTATCGTAACCAAAGCCAAAGAACTTGTGGTCGAATTTCGAGAAGTCGCTGGTCGTCTTTAGATCCACGATAGCCGGACGTCCCTTGATCTCGGTAATCATGTCAGGCCTGCCCTTGCATTGCACGCCATCACGTTCCCAGAACATGGACGCCTCGATAATCTTCGCTGCTGTCACCATCTGGAGTAACGGCTCTACGGCTGCACAAGCGCCCTCAACACGCGCCCCTTCGTCTTCGTTAAGGATAACCTTGCCAATGTTCTCTTGGCAGAAGTTCTCCCAAGTGAGTTTGCCTTCCTTGGTGCGGCGATCGCACGCTGGAGCAATGGCATATTCACAGCGCCCCTCAAGAGCGAGGCTGTGGACAAGCGTGCCAAGTTCCATCTCGCGGGACGGCTTCCACTCTTGACGCTCCTTCCACTTGTAGTACGCCGGGCAGACTGCGAAGGCGTCGAGGCTGTGCTTCGATAGACCGTGCATTCCACGGTAAGTTGTCATTTCTAGGTTTTGTAGTAGTTCTGTTTTCATTTTGTTATGGGTTAATTTCAAGCGCCCCGCAGCCGACGATCTTGCCGGCTCCGTCGCGGATGAGTTTTGTTGGACTAGCCAAATCTGTCCTGTTGGGCAGTGCAGTACGCACATAGCCAGGGACGATGTACAGGATGCCTTTCACGGGGTCAGGTAGGTTGCTAACCTTAGCGTCCTTGCAGCACATTATGGGTACACCATCGACGTCTGCCACCTTACTCAGGTGTGAGTGTACTTTGACCGAGTAACCGCTCGGCTCGATCACGCCATACCCAGTAATATGGATATCGTGAGGTGTAAGGTTTACGAGTTTATTCATTTATTAAGTTTGCAATGATGTTGAGTGCAAGCATCGTCTTGCCGCTTTTTGTTTCGCCGCCGATGACCACGAAGTCTCCGTATCTGATCGGGCAGATGTTGTCGATAGCAGAATAACCAGTCTTTATCCGCATGGACTCGTCATCGCCGCTCTCGTAGCGTGTCAGCGCATTGAGCAGGAGCGCCTTAGTGTCCATCACCTTTGGCGGAGCAAGCTCACGAGACAAGCTCTCCACTTTCATGACAACGTCGCTCAGTAGCTCAGGCGTCTGCACTGTAGCGTCGCTAATGGCCATGAGCGTCTCGTAGGCGACATGCTGCAAGGTGCGGCGCTTGGCTGTATTCTTGACTATGTCTACGAGGTCGCCGATGGCACCGGCGATTGGCATCAGCGTATACAGGTCGCTGAGTTGGTGGAACTCGGTCGCCGGCAGCGTCTCGCGGCACTTCTCGAAGATCACGCGAATCTCGGACGACGCATTGCGGGACTGCTGCTGCAAGATGATTTCGCATACCCGGTGACTAAGCGGATCAAAGATGTCGCTCACCTTGAAGTTCTTCTCGCTTATGTGGTGCAAGAACACCTCAGGATGGTTCAGGGCAATCGACGCTATGCCGCGCTCGGCCTCCAGCGCAGTTGGCACCACCGTGTCAGGCGGCAACTCCACCGGCCTGCGTCTACCACCTTTCTTGTGTTCCATGCTGTGATCCCATGAGGTTGTCCCGCTTAAGGAGAGTCTTTATCGGTGTGCGCACCATTGACGATGCACGGGATAGCCAGCCGTTAAGGAAGCGCCCCATGCCGCGAGGTGTCTTGCGTCTTGCAGGGTCAGCTTCGAGCCAGGCGTGGGCCTTGAGTAGCTCCTGCTCGACGGTCTTCTCGCCGTAAATGATGACGAGATCTTTCATCAAGCCTGGCGGCACCTGCCACTCCTTGCCGTCGATAGTCGTGTACGTCATGTTGTACATGCTCATCGTCCTGCCTGACTCAGGGTCTTTGCAGAGATCGTCGATAAGCTCGTTAACGGAAGTGTACCGCTTGCCGGACGACTCAAGTTCTTTGTTCGTGACAATGCACATGGCATCTGCCAAGTCCTGCGCGGGTTGCACAGGCTCAGGTGTCACTGGTGACTCTGATTTGCTGATGAGTTGCGCTGGCTCCTCAAGCGGGACGACCAGTTCGACCTTTGTGCCGCTAACGTATGTTATATTGATGCTGATGTTCATAAAGTGTGCGCGTTGTGCAGTCGCGCCCCTGCATGGTGCAGAAGTGTTTAATCTACAGGCTGTTGCGCGTCAGAATTTAGCGAAGCAGGTGTCGCAAAAATCTCCCCCATTTGAATGGGGTATTTGCGCTTATAACCCTCAATCATTCTGATGTACATTTCCATGTTCTCTTCAAGAGATATTTTGCCTTCACTCCAAAGCTTGAAAATCTTATTTGTTCTGGCGTAAATCACTTGATTAAGTTTTTCTGTTTTCATGTATTTGCTTTAAGGCCGTCCATGCCATCCCTGAGTAGCCGAAAGAACAACTCAGCGTTCATCGTCACTAGCCAGGGGGTACGGTTCTTCTTGTGAGCTACGATCCAAGCTTTACCAGCACCATCGCGCTCGGCTTGCTCTGTAGCTTTAATAAGGTTAAGGTTCTCGACAAACTTTACCTCTTGGTGCAGATTCTTGAGCTCCTCGCAGATCACATCTGGCGAGTCCGTTCCTCCGGCGAACTGCTGACCACGTCTTGCCGTGAAGCCAGCAGCCCGGAGTTCGTCGCGCCACATGCGCTCGCCGCGGCAACCTTTAGCCCTGCTGTTTATTGGCATCGCGTTTAGCCTGTAACCAAGCGTTAACCTCAGCCACATCAAACCGCAGGCAGCGTGCGCTGATCCTGTGGTGAGGGATCTTCCCTTCGCGGCACCACTTCAGGATTGTCTGAAGCGTGACACCGCACAGTACGGAGATGTCTTTAGCTTTTACCATTTGAGGTCGTCCTCCTCAAGTTCAACGGGTTCGTCTTTCTTCACCGGCTTCGTCTGCGCTGAGGGGAATGCCTTAGCAAACCCAGCACGATCTGCACTGATGAACAAACTCGTAGCGATAGCCTGGAGCTGCTCAGGCGTGACGCTGGCCTGACCGCCAACCCACTCAGCAGCTTTGATGGCTTCAGCCATGAGCTGTGCCGCTTGGAACAAGGCACGCTTGGCGTCTGCTACGGTAAGCGACACAGGCGACGAGGCCTGCACCGGCTTGCGTGGGCCCGCGGCTGCTACGGCTGCGCCTGCGTCGTCGATGATGGCAGCCTTGTCTGTGACCTTCAGTTCATTTTCTCCACTGTGGGTGCTGGTCTTAACTGAAAGACCATCAAGCCCCTTCTTGCCAGGCTGTGACTTCAAGGTCACCATTTGCCCTTTGAGATCATTCATCTCATCAGGAATCCAGAAGCTTGCCTTAGCCTCTCCGGTTGCGTCCTGAATGACGCAGTTCTGTACGCGCCATTCACCGAATTTGCCCTGCCCGGTACGAGGTGGGTACACCGTCTTGATTGTGACTCGCATCTCGCCAATGACGCTGCCATCGGCCAAGTTCGCTAGATCTGCAATTGTTGCTACTTTCATTTTTGTTGTGTTTCATCGGTGAACCATTCACCGAATGCCTAGCAAAGTATACGTTGGTCTACTACGCGCAACTACTTTTTTGATTTTATTTCGTCGTCGTCATCCTCGTCATCGTCATCGTCCTCATCCCCACACTCTTCCATCCAAGAATGTTCCAGCACTCTTTCCTTATGCATGAGATTGATGTGCATGTCCCGGGCGAAACGATTGCCCCAGCCAGCCTCGTAGCGGTTCGTATTGTCGCTATCGTTCTCATCCTGCGCTTGGACGAGGATCTCGCCACATTCAAAGTGCTCGGACAGAATGTCTTTTGCGCGTTGGATGATGGCTTGGCGTTCTTGTTCTTCGGGGCTCATAACTTGTAGTGCATTGTGTAGAAGTTTCTGCCATCGCTAAGTTTGCAGCAGAATTTTTGTTTTAAAGCCTTTTTGTGTGCAAGAATACTCTTTGCCGCTGTGCGTCCAATGCCAAGACGTTCTGCCACTTGGTTAAGCGTGTACCACCCTGGTGGCGCAAATTCCATCTTCATGTTGTTGGCAAGTTGACTTAGCCAGTCAGCCTCTACACCGGCAGCTTGAAGCTTCCGTCCTTTGTTTCTTTTGTCAGCCATACAAGTGTTTCGTTGTCAGTATATTCGCCCCACGCCCAGCCTCTACTCCAGGTGGTCGTTGCAATTCTATTCTCCGCGTAGCCAGCCATTTCGGGATCTCCAAGCCACCCAACAGAGTAGCCAGTCACCCCTTTAATGCGCCGACCTTCAGCGATTTGTACACGGTGAATGTGCCCCATGACAAGCTTGGTGTACTTGCCGTGACACATACGCTCGGCGGAATCACGCAAGGCGTTCTCGCTGTGCAAGTATCCGTGCTGGAAGAGAGCGTCACCTAGACCAACGAAGCCGGTCTTGAGCTTGTAGTCGTAGACCTTGCACTTGATCGACTTAGCCCTATCGTGGATCTGGTGATAGACGCGAGTCGCTAGAGCCGAGATGATCGCTTTGGGGTGGCTCATGAGCGTGACAAGCCGGGCTTCATGGTTGCCGAGTAAGTAGTGCTGTGGTCTCAGCGCCGAGATAAATGCTAGGCCATCGTTTAGGTCAGCCTCGGGGTCAACCGTGGCGTCGTGGCTGTCGTTGGTGATTGCGCCACTACGCAGGCACGTCATATCGATAGCATCACCAAGATGCAACACCGTGTCTGGTTTCCATCGGTCACGGAAACGGAGCACTTCCTTGAGCACAGCCTGATCCGCCATAAAGCCGTGGCTGCAACTGACTGCAAGGAAGCGTCGCCACTTCCGTGTGATGTTCGCCATAGGCTATTTGCGCTTGGCTGCCGCAGCTTTCTTCGCAGCCTCACGCTGGACGCTGTATGCGATAGCGAGAGCCTGCTTCTGTGGCTTGCCAGCGCCAATCTCGCGCTTGAGGTTTTCGGTGAAAGCTTTGTCTGATGCGGATTTCTTTAGTGGCATAAGTTATTTGGCCTGCTTGAGTTCTCGCTTAATTCTGGTGACAATTTCTTTGTTGGCTTTATCTCTTGCCTCTTGCTCAGAAGCAAAAACGCCAACAAGCCTACCACTGCCGTCAAACAGCTTGTGTGATGCATTATCTTTGCTGACGATCTTCATGCCGTTAACCGGGTCAGAAAGCACATAACCATTACCAAGAGCTTCTCTATTGCTTGCCTGCTGCATAAATGCTACCGGCATCTTTTTGCGCTCAATCTCGCTAACGGCCTGCTGTTGCACGGTAGACTGAATTGCCTGCGTAATGCGCTTAGACAAGGCAAACTCTTCAGGCGAGCCAGATGCGACCTTTGGCAGTTTAAGCAACAGTTTGCGAACGGCTGGCGTTTCGTAAGCGCGGCCTAATGTGTAAACTCCGGCATAAGTTGCAGCAGCGCCAGTTAAACCAACGGCTCCAGCCAATCCTCCAGTTATGGTTGGAATCAATAGCCTTTGACCAGTAGCTGGGTCGATGTTGAACTCGCCAGCTCTTGAAGTAAGCTTCAAATAACGAACAGTAGCATCAAGTGCATTTTTGTCTGCGCCACTGAAGAACACGCCGGTCTGCTGCTCTGCCTTTTGTAGATTGGTTAAGAACCGCCTTGGGACAATCTGATTAGATTGAGCGTCAATCGAGTTGCTTGCGACGTTCTCAAGAATTGCAGCGCGGGCGTTTGCACGGCCATCGACATCAAGGTTTTTGTAGAGCAGTTGAATCTCGCTCTTGGCTTTGCTGAATAGCAACTTTCCAGCAAGCTCTGGATTGATTTGGCCCTTATTCAGTGCCGCCCTAAGTGCACTGTCTTGCAACTCCTTGGCCATCTCATGCAGGTTTGCATTGGCAGATGACCATGCGCCCCTGTCGCGTCCACTTGCCTCAATGAAATCACCAAGATCTTGTTTAATTGCGTCGTACACGCGCTTCGTTGACTTGCCGGATAATCCCTTGACTGATGCCAAGCCGGGCTCTTCAAGCAAGTCCCCAACAAGCTTTAAGTTGTTGTCTACTTGAGATGCAATCTTGCCCTGAAGCGACTTCTTTAGACTTTCTAATCTTGCAGTAACTGGAGCAAGCAAGTCTTCATTTACACCATTAAGGTACTTAATCTCATCGTCGATTACTTTGATTGCGCCTGTGGTTGGCACTGTAACGCCGGTGCTGTCCAAGTCTTGAAGAATGCCAGTAACAACACTCTTATTTGCGGCAATCTCTGCCGCTCTTGTTTTGTTAAGGTTAGCCGTAACATCACGAATGGCATCACCCCCAACGGTTGCACCAAATTGTCCAAGCAAATCTTGAACATCTTGAGATCTTTCTTCAACCTGTCTGACTAAAGCCGCTCGACCGCCAACAGCTTCACGCAAATCCTGCGCACGCTTGCTGATTGGCCCACCTGGCTGAATAACATCAGATGTACGAACGAGTCTTCCAGCAGCCTCAGCCTCAGCTACAGCTTGAGCCGTTTCTGCTGCTGTCATGCCTGCCACTGCCGGAGCTGTGCGTGCGGTTGGCCGTAGCCCGGCCAGCTTGGCTCCAGTTAACCCGCCAGTAATGCCGCCAACTAACGATGCAGCGATCTGTCCCTTCGTGCCCGCTCCAAGCTCTTCTGCGCCGTACCTAGCAAGTTCAGCCGTAGCCCCACCAGCCGTAGCGGATGCAAGTTGTTGCAGTGGCTTATCCGCAAGCACAGCGCCAATCTTCTTTGCGGTTGCGGATGCAGCGCCTTTAAGCACGTTGCCTAGTCCGATCCCAGCCGCAGTAGACGCAACCGAACTGCCGACGGATTCTGCAACTCGACCAGCCTCTGTGCTAGTTGGATCAATGCCAAGCTGAGTAAAGAGTTCACCAAAAAGCTCCGTGGGCGTCTTGAGATTAGTGCCCATGAAATGGTTTAGGCCAAGCACCAGCGGATCTCCAATAAGCTGTCCTGCTGCTACTGCCGTAGCGCCCATCGCAGCTCCACCGGGAATAGGGCTAACCAATCCAGCTGCGGCACCCATAGCAACCGGCCCCATCCCTCGAGCAAGTCCACGGGCAACGTCGCCGGTCGTGCTGGCAGGCTCTTGGGCTGCTTCGGGCTGAGACTGCATTTGACGTATAGCATCAGCAAGAGCCTTAGCGTCCTGCGTATTGCCAGCCGCGTCAGCCTTTATCAGCGCATCACTAAGCTCTTGGATTGTAGCCATTATTTGTATTTCTCTAAAAGAGATTGAACATTTGGAGCAGCCATTTGTTTTGCTGGCTGTTGTTTATTAAGTTCAGATTCAATGTCAGACTTAAACAATGGAAGTTCTTTAATTCCAGTTTTACTAAACCACTCAGGTGAAGTTCTGTTTTGAAATTCTTCTACAACGCTATTTCTTGCAGATGCAATTACGTTGTATTTTTCTTTTACCTTTTGAATAAACGCTTCTGGATCTGCCGTCTTTTTAAACTGACTTGAATTTAACCATTGAAAATATGTTCCACTTGAAAGTGGATCTTTTCCAATTGATGTAGCATATTCTGCGTAGCCATTAACAAGCTCTGGTGCAAGTTTCATAAATTCCTGCATCTGAACTGCGTCAGATCCACCGGAGGCGGCAGACTGAATCATCTTTGGAAGAATTGTCTGAAGCGAAATAACAAGCCGAGCTTTATTTGTTGGATCGTCTTTTTGTATCTTTTCAGCCTGCAATATGTCTTCTCGAATTGTTTTAACAAAGTCGCGCTCTTTTCTTAATGATGGCAATTCAGCCCATACTGACTTAGCGGCATTGCTTTCATCAAAAGATTTAAGCTGCTCTGGATCAACAAGAGCTTCAAGTTTTCTTTTAAAACTGGATTGTATAGCTTCCGAATAGTCAAGATTTCTTTGAATAAGTGAATCCATTAATTTATTCGTAGCCAACACTTTTGCTCGCAATTCCTGCCTGCGAAGTTCATGCTCTCGCTCTGGATACAATGGCTGCTCTGCTTGTGCCGTAGGTTCAGCTTGAGGTGCTACAGGCGCTGCTTGCACAGTTTGTGGTTCACCAAAGTCTGCACCAGAACCGCTGTAACTTGTGTCAACCTGGCTGCGCTGTGCGTTAAATGCAGCCATTTCTTCCGGCGTCAACTGCACAACTCGACGAGGAGATGCCTGCGCATACATGGCTTCCTGTTGTGGCGTGAGTGGATAGCCCATATTGGCATCCATTGCCATAGTCTGCTGTGGCGCTACAGGCTGCTGGTTGTTTGCCATGTAGTAATCGGCAATGGCAGCAAGCGGACGAATGCCGCGAGTGACGATGTTGTCTTGAAGATAGTCTGATAGTGGCATCGTATTAAAAGTTAACGGCCTATACTTGCATTGTATTCATCCATCAATGCTTGTGGCACCGGGCCTCTTCCGCTCCAGCCTCGACTTCTAAGAAAAGCGGCGAGATCTGTGGCAGGTGCTGTGGTGTCCTGCGTTGATGGCTGCGTTGACGACGATGCTGGCTTTGGGTTCCAAATTGAATCAATTGCCATATCCAGTCCACCAAGATCAAGCGGCGGCTTTTTGGCAGCCATGGCCCGGTTAAACATGCCCTGCTGCTCTGCTCCGATTTGCTGCATCTTGTAGTACTGCCCGATAGCCGGAGGCACGATCATGTTATAGACCATATTCTTCTCAGACGGTTTCATGTCAGCAGTCTGCGCAAGAAATTGAGAAGCTTGATCCTTGGCTGTAATCACACCTTCTGGACCTTGCTTATCTTGAAATAACATGTTCTGAACCAAAGAATTCTTAAGCAAGTTCTCGTAAGACTTATTCTGCGCCTCAAGTTGCTTGGCCTCTTTCATGTACCCAGCCACCGCTGACGCCGCGCTGGTAATCCCCTTAGCAATCCCTTCTCCCATCGCAGCCATACCCTGCCCTTCGATTCTGCCCACGTTAGCGTAAGCGTCAGCAATGCCAGCGCCCATCAGACTCATCGCCTGTGGTGCGGCTCCACTATAAAGTTCACGAGGTCTTGCCATAAAATTTGGTTCTAGCTTCTAAACAAAGAGGACTGCCTTTCTCAAACCGCTGGCAGGCAAGCGGTCTATGCTCATAGATTGTACACGAAACTTCCTGCCCAACAATCCCAGAAAGCGCAATACAGCGAGTTCCAACGCACTTAAGCAATGGCAGATCGTCGCGGATGTATTCTTTGGGAATGTTAACTGCATCGGATCTATCCTTTCGCAGAATCGGCCAACTTGCCTTGTGGCTGCAACACGCCCCGCACTTTTGACAGTCCAGTTCGGACGTTGCAGTAGGGGATGACTGGCTCTTCGTGCAAAACAAACTCATGCAAGTTCTCTACGTCAGCATTTAACTTTGGGCAATGCACAAATGCAGATTCTCTACGATCAATACAGCGGAAGCAGGCATGGACATAGTCACTGTTCATGTGCTTATCTGGACGAGACACAACGTCCGAGTCATACCGATTCTGGTCGTACTTAACGTTATTTGATGTGATGTACAGAGAAACATCTTCGTCACTCCACTCGCGAAGCGGAAACCACATCTCTGTGTTGTTACCCATGAACTTCATGTCTACCATCAATGGGACTTTCCCGGTCAGCGGATCTTCATCGCTATTCTTGTGTCCGCAAAACAAAATATCAAAGTCGTTAACAACATTAGCCTTTGGCCTGTTTAACCACTCCTTACCGCACACCCAGGGCTTTGTAAGATCCAGCATTTCGGTGCCGCGCATCACTTTAAAGCAACTTGATCCAAGCGAATAAGTTTCACATACATCAATGCGGTTATTGCCGTGTGTTAACGCAATAGATGCTGGAACCCAATCGTGGACGGTCAGCTTAAGCTCTTCCTGCACCTCATGGTGATGCTTGTACTTGTGTGACAAGAATGGCAATTTGAAGTGGATTACCTCAATATCCGGCCTAATCTTTAGGCATAGATCCAACAGCACAGTAGAGTCCTTGCCGCCGCTCCATAGAACAGCGGAACGCCTAGCGCGTTTAAGTGCCTTATTTATTACGTTTGTTGTATTTATTATGTTCATTAAAATCCGATTGCAGCAACGCCTGCAATTTTTGCAGCACCAAGCGTTCCCGCTGCGCCAATTGCAGCGCCGCCAAGTGATCCAATCATTCCCATTTTCCCCGCGCTTCTAGCAGCATCAGCCTGCGCCATTCCAGCAGCATACTGCATCTGCGAGTTGTACGCACCGTAGATCGAGCCCATGCCAGTCTGTGATTCAGGATTAAAGAGCTGCGGGCCAGCCTGCTGTTGTCCCATCATCGCATTCTGTGCGGCCTGACCGCCAAACGAACCAGCGTACATAGGCTGCTGGTAGAATGAAGTCAACGCAGGGGCGGACTGTTGTTGGAAGTAGCCACCCAAGCCTGTGCCAAGAGCTACAAGCTGCTGTTCCCGGGCCTGACGTGCGTTGTAGCGGTTCATCACCTCGGCAAGATTGCTCTGTCCACCTAGCGACGTTCCGCGAGCTGCGTAGCCTGCTCTAGCCTGTTGGTCGAGCATGCGCTGCTCTTCTGGCGACAGTGCTGCCCCGTTAGCCTGCAAGCCGCCGAGCTTTTGCTCTGTGTACCGCTGAAGAGCTTGGTTGATACCGCCAACGCCCTGAGCTTGCTGGAAGGCTTGAATGTACTCTGGGGCACGCTCCTGCAAGCCGCGCAACTGCGCACCCTGCTGCGACTTCATGTAGTCTTCCTCTAGTTGCGAGTAAGACGGCTGAAGCTGCTTGTACAACTGAATTTGACTAGTGGCTGCCTGCTTTGCAATCTGATCCTGTAGGGTCTGATACTTAGGCTGGTATTGCGCCTCGCTGGCATACACCTGCGGAGCCATTTCCACTTGAGCTTGCAAAATAGACCGCATCGACTCCTGATAATTCGGAGCCGGGGGTGGCGCTGGTGCTGATTTACTTCCTCCGCCCATATAAAAGTCTTTCTAGTTTTTTAGGAGTGATCTGAACTGCATGGTCGTGTCTCCATGCCCACAATTGTGTGATTGGTGATTTTCTTGTAAATCCTTGATTAAACATTTCCGCAACCGCTTCAGGCTCGCTTGCCCAAGCCATGTGAATCGTCCAAATGCCATTCGGTTTACGCCACTTCCAGTTGAAATCGCTAACGCCGGGATGCACTGTAGCAATGCCAGTAATGACTTCGTCACGCCGCGCAACGTAAATGCTATCATGGACGCCGTAGAAGCTAAGATAGCCATCCACATCATCTCTGGACACTTGTCCAAGAAGCTGAATATGGTTGCGGCATTGTTCATAAAGCGTGTCTACAAGTTGTTCCCAGTCTTGGACTGTCATTAGGTTTTGACGATGAACATCACGGCTACGTTGCGTGGGCGCGTTTCGGCGGTTCCAGTTGAGCCTGTGGTTGCGGCTGCTGTTCCTACAGCAAAAGCTGATGTTGCAGCTCCTTTAGATGGAATTGTACTGTAGTTTACTACATTATAGCTATGAGTATGAGCCTGCATGGACTGCGCTTGAGCAGATAAAAGCGCTCGATCAACATCTACTCCACGACCGTTATCCCATCCACGGATAAATTCACCTCGCAAATCGGGAAGGTTAGTTCCAAATAACGTGATAAGGTTAGGATAGCCAGCCGTAGACTGTCCGTTGCACTCCAGCCAACCGGACGGAACCGTGGATGCGCCCCACATTACAATTGAACCAGACAGTACGGTAGCTGCCGCTGTGGCGTCTACATATCCCTTACTTGCTGCTGTAGCTGCCGTAGATGGTGTGCTGTTCACCAGCACCAGCGGCCCAGTCATTGTGCCGCCAGAGACTGGCAAGAAACCATCAACGATAGATGAAAATAGCTGCTTAATGCTATCAAGAGTGTACTTAAACAAAGTCCCCGTTCTTTCGGCCAACAGGTAATCGTTCTCTTGAGGCGTGTCCTCAAGCTGTGCGGAGATAGCTCCCGGCAACAGGATCGCGTTATCGACATGATCGTTCAGGTTCTCCGCAGTCACTTGGTTAGCGCCTGGGGTAGGGTAATTGACGTATGTCGTTCCTTTTTGGATTTGTTGGCCGGGCATATATTACTCCTGAGAAATCATTGGTCTATTTGCTGCTATAGCATAAACAGCAACACTTTTCAAGGCTGGTCTTCCAACCACAAAATTAACTGTGCAAGCTATCGACGTTCCTCGGGCAGCGATGCGGGGGCGCAAGGTTCCGTCTGAGGTGCCGCTAAAGCTGTACTCAAGGACAGTCTCGGTAGCATCTGGGTCGTAAGTGGTTGTGTCAATCTTCACAAAGTCGTTTGCGACGTTGTTGAAGGTAAACTCGCCTCGGCTAAACCGCTTCTCTGACGTACCACCAAAGGCGTACTCCCTAGTCTTTACAGAAGCAGGAATGTGGACGAAGTTCTGTGTGCTTGGAATCAGCGTAGACTCGGTGATCTGGCTGGACGCTGGGAACAGGTTGAAGGGCAGCACTGGCAGCGCGTTGGACGTATTAAACTCGTCACCCTCGACTTGCTCCTCCGACAGGAACACCCCTCCATACTGGCCAGCCCCAGCAAAGTTGGTGATAATCATTAGCCTCCGTTGATTGATATACGCAGACAAGATCAAGTTATCTGAGAATAAGCCCGTAGGATAATAGTCAATCGACTCCCAATTCTGGTTGAGCGTATTGTATACAAGGATCTTGTCGTTCCTAGTTGCTGTGCCTGTGGGCATCGCAATGTAAAAGCGGTTGCTGTAGTAGGTCGCTACCGAGTTTTGAACGGCGTCGTAGTTAACGGTGTCAAAGAAGTCCGCAATTGGCTCACTGAGTGGCAGCGTGTTGCCTAGCAGTTTCAGGTCAAGCTGGGGCGTTAACATGTGAACGCCGTTGGCAGACAGGAAGAACACGAACTGGCCGGCAGCTACAATTGAACGTCTAGCCAAGCAGCCAATTTCGGTCGTAACAACCGTCGTGCTGCTGTTAGCGCCGGGAGGCGAGTTGATGTCGAAGTTGTCCGTCTCTACGAAAACAACGTAGATGCTGTTGGTCATAAAGACCAAGAACTGGTCTTGCACCCACGGAAGCACCCCTACAATCGAGTCGTTCCCGCCGGTATTGATGACGAAGTTGTTCAGCGTCGTGTCGCATTGCTCGCTCAGGATGTCGCTAACGAGCATCTGATAATCGCCGTACTTAAGGATAAGCCGGTTCTGAAAGTACAAGCCAAAGTCCGCGCATGGCACAGACTGCGTCACTCCCGTCACTGTGCCGCCGTCTACAGTAAACTTCTGCTCTGCGTAAGTCACAGAGGCCAGCCCATCCTGCCATACAAGCGGTGGCAATCCACGGCGAGCTGTCCAGCCCGGATCGTTCGTCCGTGCCGTAAACGTCGAGCCTGTCTCGTTCGTCCATTGGAACGTAAACGTATTCGTGCCAGTCACCGTGATGACATAGCTGCCGGTGATGCCCTGTCCTGGCGTATCGGCGCCGTCCGTCAGACCAACCGTGACCTCGTCGCCGGTGGAGTAACCGTGCGCTAGAGTAGTCGTGATTGTGATCGTGCCAGTCGCGTTATCGAGGATGTCCCCGTTGGACTCAGTAGCAACAAACGTCGTCTTGTCGTACTTGCCTCGGAAGATGTACACCTTGTTCAGCGCCGTCACTACGTCACAGATGCCGCCAACCTCGATTGTCCGTCCAGCAGGAAACAAGTATGGCCCGATCAAATCCTCGGCGTCTTGCCCTTGAGCAGGCTTGTACAGGTACATCCTGTCCGTAAAGACCATGACAATGTTATCGTGGCCGTCAGCGTCAACGTACAAGCCGGAGCCAACCATCGTTAAGCCGATGAGTTCACTTTCAGTCAACCGCTTGGTGCCCTTGCGGGGCTGGGCAATCCCGCGCTGAAGTCGAGTGTTGAAGCTTGCTTGCAAGATGCCAGGCTGCAAGTTTGCAGGGTCAAGCCTACTGGCAAAACCCAGAAACATGTCATCACCTTCAGCTTGTGCCTCTTGTGCCATTAGGAAATAAGCTTACTGAGCTTGTCCACAACCCGCTGAAGATCGTCACGCAACTCAATCATGCGCTCCATGTGGCCCTCATCTTCGCCTTCTTCCTCGCCCTCGTACTCTTCCTCTTCTCCGTAACCGCACTCGGAACAAGTACCGTCGGACTCCATAGGAGACTCACATTCAGGACAGGAGCGGCTTTTGCCACCCATAGGGCCACCAAGGATGGCCAACATTGCATTCATTGACTTAGGCATAAGATTAGGCGATTAAGGATTTCTTGGCTTCTCTGCGAGCGCACAACTCAGCAAGAGAATAAGGAGTATCGTACTCAAAATGAGGCGCATCGTATAGCTTCTTGAATTTGCCGCCCCAACGCAGCCTGTGTTTTTCACACAAGGTTGAGGCGTGTTTATGCATAAGGTCAGCGAGCTTTGCGTCAGCGGGTGTGCTGCCATCCATGTACACTTTACCCTTGAACACGCCGCAGTCGATGGCGAGTCCGAAGTTGTGCATGGATGATCCTGGTTTGGCATTGGTTACCTTTGGACCCGGAGCAGTGCGCCCCTTAGCGTACAGCGCCGCTTGTTCTTCAAACGTCCTGGTTCCACAGATAATCTTGTAGTCCAGTCCATTTTGAGCAACCAGTTCTTTCGCGTCCACGATGAACGCAATAAAAGCGTCCCTGACTTCAGGTAGCAGCGTCGCTATGAACTTGGCTGACCGTTCATCAATCATTTGTGTAACAGCTTGTATATCTTGGCCAGCGTATAAAAGATTGCGGCAATACCACCTAGGATGCGAACCGTCTGCTCGATCTCGGACAAGGATAGGGCAATTGCGGCTACGTTTATGCCCAAAACGGAACCAATTTCCTTCAGATCGCTTAACATTTCACTAGGGCTTTCCATTGCATTACCTGTGTTGAGATTGTTTGGCGACAGAGGCGGCATCGAGCAACTCCAGTTCAAGTTTCTGGTATCGGGAGTCTGAATGCCATTTCTGCGCCATGACAGCAGTGTACGTCTGACCGGCTCTAAGCTCAAGTATCTCCTTGCTGGGAGGATACAAGTATCTTACTGGAACGTGTGAATTGGTAGCGCAGCCGGTCAGCCAAAGCATCACGGCCATTGGCCCTAGCTTCAAGGATCTGAGTTTCGACATCATCGCAGTACTTGGCTATGTCACGCTCCAGCTCCCATGAGGCCCGTTTAACCTTGATCTCCAACCACAGGCGCAGGATTTGCAGTAGGTTTTGTATCATTGGATTCCCTGCGGATGACGTTGATTAGCCCGATAAGCGCTAGTCCAGTAGTCAGAATAGCCTCTTGCATCTCTGGGTGCAGTTTAATTCCAACTGCTGTGAGCAGCGCAAACACGCCGCGCCATGTAGATGGTTCTTTGATTCGCTCGAGTATGTACTTCATAATTACTTCTTCTTAGCGGTTTTGGCGGCTTGCTTGAACGCCTTTGCTGTTGGAGCGCCCTTAGTGCCGGGTTTGCGCATCTTCTCTTTGCTGCCACTAGCGATACGTTCGCGCTTGGCGTGGATGTTGGAGTAGAGTCCTTTCTTCATATTAGCACTTCCAGCGTCTCATGCTTGCCTTAGCCCGTTCTGCCGGGCCTTTAGCCTTGGCGACTACACCAGCCATACGAGCGCAGAAGCTCTTCTTGCGGCCAGCGTCAGCCTTAGTCTTAGGAC